ACTCCAACCACCGTATTCTTCTGGGATTATATAGACTTCATCCCTTCCTTGTTCTTCACACCATGTAACCCATCTATGATGCTTTAATAACAATTGGTCAATTGTTTTCTGGTCAGAACCAGCATCTACATGATGTTCATACATTTGTTTCATTTGATTTGGATCAGTGCCATTTAAAACAAATGAAGTTCTATCATCTCTTGGATTAGAGATTGTGAACCCATCTCTATCGAACTGAGTTCCTTGCACAATCATATTGTACATATCGCCAGGCAGTCTTGTCCATGAACGAAAGTAACTCTTGTTTCTTTGTGCATAACCAGAAGTGTACACTTCATGCATCATACCACCGTCAACAACAATAAGTGCATCTGGTGTAAAGTCACGATACAATGCATTACAACCATAAATCTTCCCACGTTTTTTCAGGGCTTTCAGGTCAACAGATTGTCTAGATTCACCGTTACCTAGTGCAAATACTGCTTGTGTGCGTGTTGCATCCATATTGTTAAAATCCACTTTTCGTTATTACCAATGACAGGCGAACCACCATGTAGTGTGTAACTGTCAATCTCTTTTCCAAAGTCATATTGAAAGTATAGAAGAGAACCCATTTTGGGTTTAACTGAGATATTCAATTTGGGAAATATGGTTTCACCCCCTTCAGCAACGTCATTCAAATAACATATCGCAGTGGCTCTTCTATTCTTAGTTCTTGTACCCATTCCATCATAATGTGGGCGGTACTCTTGTCCTTCTTTATAATTGATTACAATACTATCTTCAAATGTAAATTCACCGACACCAAAGAACTCTGATACCACACCTCTATGATAATCGTTTGATTCACATTCTCCATTTTTAAGAAAGACTTCAGAACTTGTTCTTCCACTATGCAGAGCATTACCACTCTTTTCAGCAACCATTGATCTTTCCAACAGTGGTTCTGCATAGTCGATAATTCTATGACAATCTCTTGGCGTCATAAAATTTTCGACATATGCAATTAGTGGTTCATCCCACAGAATATCTTCATCGTTTAGATACATTCAATCTTTCCATCAATGGGAAAATCTTTGCAATCTCTTTTGCACACGATTTCGCCACTTCCATGTGTTCCTTCTGTGTACCGTTTTCACTTCGTAGTTCAATATAGTGTACCCATGAACGTAAAGTTCCATTCATCATCACACGAGTTTTTGTCAATCCTTCTGGTAGAACTGCACGAGCTTGTTCCTTTGCAATCCCATTTTCAATGGCCCACTGATAAGTCTTTCGTGCCATTTCAATAACACCAGACTGTCTACGTTGCCAATCAGCAATCAAGTCTTGGTGTGTCTGATTATCTACAAGTGATGGGTCACCCTCAATCTCAATAGAGTTTTGTCGATTAACAGGGTCTTGTAGTCGGCATTCTCTTTTAGTAAACGCCTCACCCATTGCAGAAGGTTCTGCATATCGTTGTGAAAATTCTTGGAAACTGAAACTACGATGTCGCACAATCTGATGTGCAATATCACGAGTTGTTTCAATTTCAATACATGCACTGGCCATCTCTAGTGGACTCCAGTGTTTGTGTTTAATAAGATACTCAATCAATTTCGCTGAGGTATTATTGTTAAATTGGTTTGCTGGGTTAGATACACGGGCGCAGTACGAAATTAAGTCTTGTATATTTTCAAGACCCTCTTCAGCAAAATCCTCTGTAGGCATCGAATACGATACTAACTTGGCGGATGTTATCATGCGGTTTTCCTTATTCTCTGTCACCATCATCTTCTTTCTTTGTCAAACTCCAATTACCAGTTGGCAATTCTTCCCATATTAATGTATCACCTACATCCCAACCAACTTGATCTAAACAGTCTGGTGGGAATTCTATGAATAGTTCTTTTGTTTTTCCGTCCTCTTGGACTTCAATAGTCCAACTATTCTGTGACAATTGTTTATATTTCATAATACACCTATTCAAAGTGAGCAGTTTTAAATCTTGCTCAGGATATTTACTTAGTGTTTTACACGGCGTTGTGGCCGGTAATTTGCACTCTTATTAGCGACTTCTGCAAGTCGTTTGGAAAGTTCTACATCACGCTTCTGTAGTTCAGCGCAATCAAACTCAAGAGACTTTACACGAGCAGTTGCTTCTTCAAGCTTCGCACGATAGAAATCTCGTTCCCTAATAAGTTCATTCGATTCGTTTGAACGAACTGGATCTGGAAGCTGTACTTCAATATCCATTAGAATGTCTCCTTCACTAGTTGGAGTAGTTTCGTTTTACATTTCTCCTTATCATAAGAAAGAAATGCGCCGTATTTGACGATCAATCGTCTATTGTCTGGCCATACTAAATCATCTTTCATACCCTCATCAAAGCGTTTAACATAGTTCAGTAACCCTTGTAGGATTACCATCGTTTCCAAACTAATCCTCTTTGCGAGGAAGTTCTTTAATAATACAGGATGTTGTCCTGTTTGTAAAGAGAAAATATCATCAAAATGTGATATTTGCCCAAATAAAAATGACATATCTGTGATAAAATTATATGTCAGTGATTGTTTATATTTCTTCCAGTTGTTGTAATTAGTTTCGTTAAAGTCACCTAACCAGCCTTTTGGACTTTGCACGAAATTACTTACAAAGTAATCTTGTGTAGACTCATCATATTTTCTTGCAACACGAGCAAAGAAGTTTCTATCTTTCCTTTTTAAGAACGATGCCTTGGTTGCAGAGGTTCGTCCACCATACCTATTGTAATCGTAATCTGTTGTAAAATGTAACTTGAGACCAAGATACATCTGGTAGGCCTCCCACGCTTCCATTGGAAACTCCTTAGATTGGTAGGGTTGCTACTTTCGGCAAGAAGTTCAACTCTCTTGCATCTGCTTCTAATTTTTCTTTGAGGGGTTTTGATATGAGCGGTGCGATAGCATCTGGCTCCATTTGGTTTTTCTCACAGTAATCTAGGATTGCATCCATATAACTTACACCACCCTGACTCACGATACCTTCAATAACCATAGCAAATTTCTTTGGTGTCATCACTGATATTTCTTCTAGATTCATAATCTTCCTTTCGTTGCGTGAGGGGGGCAACCGGCACCCCCCACACTTATTAAGCAGAGCACTCAAATGTACGCCGAGTGTTGCAACGCATCCCTCACCGTAGGGACACACGGGCGTATTAAGGCGCCACCCTATGCCTTCTTACTAATGTATTCGTAAAGTTCTGTTGCCTTTTCGATTACTTTAGTAGGATTATACATTTCTGGAGTATACTTGTCAAGAGTTTCCTTGATATCTTTTCCAGATTCTTTTGCTTGATCGATCATCTGATACATAAACTGTTCTTGTAGATTCAATTGTTGATCCATCATTTCTTTCGCCATCTTGAGTGTTTCAAGACGAATTTCAAAGGGGTTCTTGTTTGCCATCACTTTGCTGCCTTGGCGAATAGTTCGCCTGTTGCATTTGCAAGTGAACTGACTTGCTTAACCGTTTCTTTGGTAAACGTGGTTTGTGTTTCAATGAAGTCGAGCATTGGTTGGCTCATTGTCTCATCTTTAACCCAAGTGTTTACCCAAGATTTCTTTGCGTTTTGGATTGTATCAATCCACATGTTAGTCATGTATTCGTTACTTAAATTGAACATTTTTGTTCTCCTGTGTTGTGTGTGTGGTAGGTTATTCTGTTACTAGGAAACCTACCGAAACCCTATCAGATTATGCTGCTAGAGCAAAACCTTGAGGTGCAAAATTATCGTTTGCATTTAGTTTAATCGGCCAATAACGCAGCCATCCGACAGTTCTACTCGCATCTATTCCCATCAGTCGATCCTAGTTCGCCCCCATCAAATATACTCTAGAAAGTATAATTTCATTTTATACTCTACAGAGTATATTTGGTGGAGGCGATGGGTACTGCCCCCATGTCCTGTCTAAGCGTTGAATTGTATCAACAAACTGTACTTTATTTATACCACATGAACTCTTTATTGTCAATAATTAAAGTGGCGTTTCTTTTACTACAGGGCCCAGATTACCACCAGTTGAAACAATACACCCAACTTCATCATTCATTCTAAACACGAGTGTATAGTTGTATGTTGTTGGATTTGCAAATAAGTACATCTTATGTGGTGCCATTTGGAACTGTTTTACAATCATATTCATAGTAAATGAAAGTCCTTCTGAAGATAGAAATGGAATTTCATTGTGTTCATTTTTCATCTTTTCTTTGAGTTGCATGAAATCATAACAACTCAAATTAAGAATCATCGTTCCTTTTAGATCAGGGCCCTTTGGTGTCTCTTGTGCAATTGCAACATTAAGTGGCAACAACAGACTCAGAGACAGAACCAGTTTGCGTAGCATCTTCCTTCTCCCATTCGGAGACAAACTGTTCTATAGTCTCAACAAGTAGAGGCAGATATTCATGCTTCTCTTTAATAAACTCTTGAACTTGTCCATCTTCTGTTACAACAAGAATAACGATTTGGTTAATCTCAATTCCTGTTCGTTCTTCAAACATCTCTGCATATGCAGAGGCCTGAATATAGTATGACTCGTTATACTCATCATTCCGTTCAGAACGAGAAGTCTTAAAGTCAATGATGGAAGGTACACCGTTATACTCGGCAATACAGTCAACTCTACCAGCAACCTTGTACTTGTCGCTCCACAATCCACACTCTTGTGCGAAAATATTATTTATATTGCTTTCAAGTACTGGTTTTAGTTGTGAGAACAAACACCAAGGCAGAAACTCACGATTGTCTTGAACCACCTCATTGTTGTTCAGAAAGTCCTCACACATTTGGTGAACTTTCGTACCACGGGTTGCGGCTGTTCGTGCAATGTAGTTTGCAACATCTTCCCCTACACGTTTACGCCACTCTGCAAGTCCTTCACGTTTACGAACATTCAGAACTGTTGTGATAGATGGATAGAGACCATCTGGCGTGACATAGAAACGCTTACGGTTTACGTTCTTGGTTTTTACTTCTGGGATATCTACTGGTTTGTGTTCAAACATAATCTTTTCCTCACATATTTAGCATAGTATATTCAATTTACAAGGTTAAGTCAAGAGATTTATCGTCCTTGCCCACGATACTTTTTGAAACTTTTTCTCTTGTGCTTGTTCATGGACGACCTCTTTACCATTGATGGGTTTCCACTACTTGAGGACTTCTTCACATTTGGTTCGTGAATGTAAGTCCCTATTGCCACTTTAGCCATTGCTATCTTCCTGTCCTGTTTTAATTTTACTGATAAGGTATTCTTTCACCATACCAGAACGAACAATGTCGCCAAGGTTAAATTCAATTGTAGAGAAGGAGGGCATTCCTCTAAGAATTTTCATAAAGTGTTGTAGTCCAGACTTCTCTGATGATTTCTGCAAATCAGTTTGGAAGAAGTCACCACAGAACATGATTTTTGAATCCTGTCCCACACGAGTGATGATTGTATCCAATTCGTGGAAGTTGAGGTTCTGAGCCTCATCCACAATAATGATTGCATTATCAAGTGTAATACCACGCAAGAATGAAGTTGTAAGGAACATCAATGAACCTTGATTCTTCAGTCTATCATAAAGAATGTTGAATGCCTGTTCATTGGGTTGTTCAAACATGAACTTCACCATGTTCTGATATGGAACTTGGAACAGTGCTGTCTTGT